GCAAAGTTATGCGTTCCTGATGCGAGTTCACCTTTAAATGCGAATGGTACAATATTTGCCATGTGTTATCTCCTTATTTATTACTTGATGGTGATTTAGATATTAGTTGAGCGCGAATTTCACCATCTCGATATTCGTCTCGGCGTCTTTGACCAATTTGTTCGATCGCATACGATTCTAAAGACTTTTGATATTGTCCTGTATAGTATTGTAACATATCTGCAGGACCTTTCAAGTATCCATATGTGTTTACCAAACATCCATATAAAAGTAAATCTGAATATTTGTTTGACAAATATGTGCCTGTTGTGTCTGTTGTAATACTTGTAGGCTCTTTATCATAAGATAAAGTGATAGAATAAGTCTTATCTGGCGTAGGAGCTACTACCCAAAAATTCTCATCCCAATTAGCATAATATTTTGGTATATCAACTGAACTACTTCCTGGAGTAGCATAATATTCAGCTATAAAACTTGTATCTCTTTGTTCTAAATAAAATTGATTACCTGCTGAATCTTTGAGCTGAACAAATCTAATAGCTCTTAAATCAGATGGAATAGTTACATATCTATTTCCAATAATTAAATTAGATGTTGCATAAAATACGTTTTGATCTGTATCTATTTCTCTATAGATTTTTAATTCTGAATTTTTAATAAGTCTAGATAATACAGAATCAGAAAGTACATTACTATCTACTTCTGTATAGTTTCTAATATCGGTTTGTAAATCTGTTAAAGTATATGCCATTATCCGTTTACTACCTCAAGTGTTACTGGTCCTACTGAACAATTATCTCCACCACCTTGTATATTACCTGTTGTTGCATTACTAGTGCTTGTTATATAAAAATAATTTATTGGACTTGTTAAAGGATCTGAAGTCGTAGCTCCTGTAACATTACCTGCTGAATCTATTTGACCTAAAGCAATTGTAAAACCATTTGCATTATTTAAATCACTTACATTATCAAAGGTAGGTATATTTATAAAAGCTTGTAAATTTCTTGCATCTGCTCCACCTGCACCTGCAGTTGTTACAACAGGTGGTCCTCTAAATCTTACAACATCACCTGCACTTCTTTGATGATCTTCTGAAAAAACATTTACATAAGTTGTGCCACCATAAATAATAGATGTAAATGGATTATTATTTAAAAGTATTAAACTTGTTTTAGAAGCCGGTTGTGGTCTTGGATTAAATAAAGCTTGTGGATCAGATCCAACTGGTTTTGGTTCAAGTTGTGGTTGTTTTGCTTCATACTCCGAAGTGTGAACTAAAGAACCGTTCCACTCTCTAACCATTTCAGTATATGGAAATGCCATACCAGATCGATCTGATATTGCTAATGATCTTTTACCTGATGCATACTTACCCATTATACTCCATCTCCATAAAATGTTTGTGGTGAAATGAAACTAGATGTACCTTGATTATCTGCATCAAGTGCTCTTAACATTTCACTTTCATAAATTCTCTCTAATTCTTGTGTTCTTTCAGGTGAAACTTTCATACTTAAATAATATGCAAGTCCTGACATCATACAAGGATAAAATCTATTTACTACATCTGCTGTATAAGAATAGCCACCAACGTCTTGTATCTTTGCTAAATAATAAAAACAAAATTGAAAATTAGAAGGTGTTGTTGCATCAGAAACTGAAGAACTTGGTGTTGTATATAAAAATATACTTGGATTTAATTTTCTCTCTACATAATATTGTGAAGGTGTACCTTGTGTTAATTTATTTGGTGTTTGTGAATATGTGGATCTATCTATTTTTGTAAGTGCTATATCTACTGGAGCTGTTGGTGTAGAATTATTTCTATAATAAGCTTCTAATACATCACTTATATCATTTGGAAAATTATTTGAATCAGATGCATAACTATATTCAGCTTGACCTTGTACTAAAGGTACTTTAGCTAATTTTACTTTCCATAAATGTACACCTCTATTTCCCCATTCTTGAAATAGAATATTTAAAGATCGTCTTGCAGATCTTAATTGATAGCCTGTTCTTGTTCCTAATACTCCTGTTCTTTCATAAGCTTCCTCAATAATATCATCCATTGTAGGATCAAATTCTGTAGTGCCTGATGTGGGTGCAATAGTTTGAGCTGTATTACCCATACCACTATGAACAGTACAATAATAAAATAATATAGGTGCTCCTGTTTTTTTAACAGGTGCAACCACTATTGTTGTGTTAGCTCCAGCATTCCCAGGAGTTCCTGTTGTAGTTACTCCAGTTGTATAAGTTAATGCTGGTGAATTATTTGGGTTTCTAGAAAATGCTAAAATATGTGTAGCATTAGAACTATCTGATTGATCAAAAATATACGTGTTACCTTCATCTAAATAAAGGACAGGACTTACTTCGCCGTTAATATAAAATTTGTTACCGGTTCCATACTGGTTAGTGCCACTTGCTACAGTGACTGTATAAGTGATCGTAGCCATTTAAAACTCCTATCCAAATAGAAATGTTACTTTGTCAACATTGCTTAAAGTAGCGTGTAGATCTGTTTCAAATCTAATTCCATCACCTGGAATTTCAATTTGATAAGTAGTTTCTTGTCCAGCTGTAGATGCACCTAGTGGTGTGTCAAATACTGCTTTTGATGTTCCACCAGCGCCACCATCTTTTAATTCAATAGATCCTGCTGTTGTATCAGCAACAAAATAAATTCCTAAAAGTCTAGCAGGTCCAGCAAAAACAGTTCCAGTGGCTGTTAGTCTTTTAGCTTGTACGTTTGCAACATATGTTCCCATTTTTTCTCCTTAAATTTTATGTGGGCCGAAGCCCACATTTAATTAATTATTATACTGCTGTTGCGTCTCGTAGGTTGTTAGCTTGAACATACGTAAAAGTAACACTTACTTGACCTGTAGTTGCAGTAGTTCCTGCAGCTATAAGAGTCGCTGTAATTTGTGTATCAGCATCAAATCTATCAGCTTCATCTAAAGCGCCGTTAGCTATAGAAGAAGTTTCTCCTTGAGCTTTGATGTTAGTATTAGCTATAAAGTATTGAGCTGTTCCTGTTTTTCCAACTGAAACAGTTGCTGAAGTACCTTGGTCACTTGCTATTGCAACTCTAATTGTAGTTGTAAGTAGTTGTGAGTTTTTTGGTATTACACCTACGTTGTAAGTAGTTGTTCCAGCTGCGACTGCTGCATCAATCAAAATTGATTGAGACATTACAACTTGACCAACGTTTGCAACGTTATCACCAAGTGTTGTGCCTGTAGTGTTTGAAATCGTTCCCGCTCTTATTGGTCCCGAAAATGTTGTGTTTGCCATATTATATTCCTCCTAGAATATGTAAATATAGTCCTCTAGGGCTGTCGACTATACGCGTCTATATTTACTTGTTTGTTATTAATGTATAGTGGCTAAAATATATATGATTTTTATATAGAGTGCAAGAGATTGCGTAGTGAATGTGCGTATTTCAACGATGTAGCTTTTATTTACGTAGCTACAGAAACGTCTGGTGCAGCATCTTCTATTTTATTAAGCATTAAAGCTTCTTTTGCTTCAGCTTGCTTAATATGATTAATGACTTGTTTAATTTTGTCATCAATCCTTACCATATCAAGAGTGTATCTTTTCTCCTGATTATAGTGCTGCGACCACTCAAGTTCTAGTCCTCTTTTCTTCGTGTAGAGTTCCTGAACGTGTGTCATTTATAACCTCCTCATAGGTTAACCACATTTTGGATTTACTAATAAATCCATCTTTTTCCCACACAATATCATTTTTACCCAGTTTGTCAACTAGGGTATTTTCGAAAGCTTTGCTATTATCTTCAGACACCAAAGTGAAGTCTGCATAATATCCATATGCTCTGATTTGTACTCGAAAAGTTTTCATGATTACACCTTTTATATCACAAAAAAAAGGGGCCCGAAAGCCCCTTTTTAAATATTTGTTTTAACGATTATACTGCGTCAGAACCAAAGATACCTCTAGGATCAGAGAATCCGAAAACGTATCTCTCTCTAGCTTTGTATCTTACATTTCCTGTATCGAAGTCACCTTCCATTGAAGTTTTGATAGGTGATCTTACGAAATGCTTAAGACCGTTAGGAACATCTGTTTTAATGAAGAACTTCTTCGTAGAAGTTAAGTAGTGGTTTACTACGTAACCTTGTGGAATCATTCCCATTGACGCGATTGCGTTAATGTCATTATCAGCTGTGCCAACTCTACCTGCAGACTTCATCAGTCTTTCAGCAGTAAATTGAAGCGCTGAAGGAATTACTAATTTAACTCCTTGTGCCGCAATTTTTAGGCCTCTTTCATCAGTAAACGCCGCGATGTCAATCAACGACTGTTCTAATGAAGTTTCGTTAAGTTCAGCAGGTGTTGCTAACTCGTTCGAGAAAGATCCCGATAAAGTTGGGTGATCTGTAGCACAAAGTGCTTTTGTATCACCACCAGCAAATGTTGCATTAAACGCATTGTTTAATACAGCTGCTGCCTTAACTTGCTTCGTGTTTGCCATAGATCTTGCTAACGCTTTTGTATATCTAGACGCAAGTCTGTCATACAAGTTATCTTCGATAGCTTCTTCTGTGATTGCAA